TATTTCCCCACTTTTCTTGTGTTGCATGCTAGAACCTAGATGCTCGTCAATAATATGTTTTACTTCCAATAAGTTTAAAGTCATATTTTAATATACAACTTTTATTTTATAAAACAAAGGATGATTATTTCAACCAGTCGTTTGGTATAGTTTTGTCTGCGAATACAAATCCATGTTTAATACACCAATCTGCGTAACTTGTTTTGGATCCTTTTCTAATCTTTCCTTTAGAATTTTGGAACACAAATCGAATGTCTAACTCGGGATGTTGCTTTTTTATTAAAATATGTTTTGATCTGTCTGCTGTTACAAATCTTCCTTTAGTTTCTATAAAGATTCCATTAGGTAGCTTGAAATCGGGTGTGTAAGTGTGTTCAGATTGTGGTATGGTATAGCTAATTTTATGCTTTTCGTACTCCCCATCAATACCTTGTTGAACAAGTAGTTCATTAATATCGCTTTCAAATCCAGATCTCCAGCCGTTTATTAGTGCTGCTTGTCTTTTTGCAAATCTTGCTTTTTTCATAACCTTTTTGTTTTTATTTATCATACCGAACTATAAACGTTGTATCCATATTGTTTGGTGTTTGTACTGCGGTATTTAACTTTCCAATTACCAACAGTTGTCCTAAATCATCATAAAGTCCTATTGTTGTTATAAATGGTTTAAAACTTGAACCCGTTACAAATGATTTATATACAAATTCGTTTCTTGTTGAATCATATTCTTGTAAAGTTCTATTGCTACTCATTCCAAAATCGCTAGGACTAATTGTGCAAGAAATTTCAGTTTCATAGATTGTGTGAGTTCCTCTTGATTCAATTGAGTTAATAGTTAAGAATCTGGCTGGGATTGATCCTAGAACTATCATGCCATGATTGTAGTAAGCGTTTCCAAGATACACATTACCAACACCTAAAGTGTGATATAATACGTTTACTTCATCTTGTGATAGATTGCTTTTGTACATTTTTAAGTTATCTATTGCTCCACTAAATCCCTGATTAAACACATCGTTATTACCAACAACTATATTAGATAGGTTTGAAGTGTTTGAGTCTTTTAGTGTTGTTGATCCTGAGGTTATTGATCCTGTTAGTAGGCTGTTGACGTGTAGTGTTATTAATGAGCCAGTTTTAGTTGCTACTATATGGTATAGTGTATTTAGGCTCATAGACACACTACTAGTTAAAGCAAAAGAACTTAATCCACTGCTTTTTTCAAACATAACTTTTTTACTACCTGATGTATAGCTTAGTCTATATGGAAATTTGTTAGGTGCTGGTTGTGAATGTACTTTTCCATTCTCATCTACTCTTAACTCCTCAATAGCTCCTTGTTTTGTTAATAAAATTGATCCTGATGGGTGTGTTGGTTCTTGAGTTGGTTTAACCATCATACTAATAGAATAGTCTCCATTCTCAAAATTATAATGTACGTTGCGATCTGTAACTACATTTGGTTTAATTTGTATGCTTGAGCTATTAGATGCTGTAAAATACATTACAGCTCCTAACATATCTATATCTGATGTGTTTGGTGCTGTACTTCCTGTAATTGTTATTACACTGATATTTGTGTAAATAGACTCCATTTGCCAAAAACCTTTATTAAAGCTGCTTGTAAAACTGGTTGATCCTATGTCTACATACTTGTAAAGGTTGTCTAGTGGCCACTCACCTACTATTGGTTTTGTTACAGATGATGTATAGTTTGTATAAACACCTCCTACATACTGACCGTAAACAGAAAGATAGTTGCTTCCAGAAACTAACAAGTTTCCATAACCATCGTCAATTATGTTCCACGATCCGCTTCTATTAGCTACTGAGCTTGTTGTGTAGCTTCCGCTACTAGCTGCAAAGGACCAGCTAACTGCTATGTTAATAGAGTTTGGTAGTATCTCTTCGCCAAACCTAGATTGTGGCATACTAATAACTTGAGCTTTATCTTCTAATATTCTAAATTGTTTGTTAATGTTTCCGCTACCAAAAGAAGCTTTATTGTTATTATAAAAGTCTCTATAATACAAATGATCTATTGATGCATGGACAACTCTTTTAAATTTACCATTAATTGTAGTAGGTTCGTTGGCTTCAAAAACAGGGTTGCCTTGATCAAAATAGTCTTTTAAAGGATCTGTGTTTAAATAATTTGATAGTGGGTTATAATCTGCTTGGTAAACAGAATATGTTGATCCACTACCACCATTACCAATAACATCTGGCCATAACTTGTAGGTGCGAAAAGGTGTAATTCGTACGTCAGCTTTATCTAAACTTTTAAAAACTCCAGCCATTTTATATAAATATCTTGTAAAAAGGAAACCCTCCTTTTATAGAGGGTCTATCAATAAATACTATTTAAAGAAAGGTTCCATTTTAAAAATCTAGTTTTACTTTAATCAATGCTTCACGATTAAAAGATTTCAACAAAGGTTTGCTTAATTTAGCAACTGCTAATAATTGGTTTAAACCATCATACATTCCAATAGTAGTAACATATACGCTTGGATTACGTAGCATACTTGCATGTAAAAATGTTCCAGTACTGCCGGTTACAAATGTTGGATTATTTGAAAAATTAAATTGTTTATTGGTAATTCTAACAAAGTAATGTGTTGATGTTATTTTTTCTTCACTTCTAGCTGCAAAGTAATTAGAACCTGATAAAGCTAAAGACATTGTTACGTGATTACGTGCTTGTACTGCTGAGCCACTATTATATGGATGACCTAGGTTAGCTCTTAATAAACCAGCATGAAATACAAAAACGCCTTGATCTGGATAAAATAAACCATATTGGGTGTTTGATTGTGTTACACCACCTGATCCACTGTAAATACCAAATATACGACCTGCTTCATTAATAGCTGGAGTATCTCCAGCTCCACTTGCATCAATAAACGTACTATATTTAGTACTACTACCTGTCATATTTGCTCCACTACCACTTCCTAATCTTAACTCCCAATTACCTGGATCAACTTTTTGACGAAAGCGAGCTCTTGATACATTAATTACAAGTATCTCATCTGAGTCTGTTGTGTCGAATGTAAAAATGCCATCGGTTGGTGGAAGTAATTGATTACGATATTGTGAGTATATTGCACGTGACGGTGTGTCATTTGCATTATTGCCAATTGTGTTAGCATCACCTACTGAACCACTACCTTGTCTATGACCATATGCTACTGCAATTTGTATTGCTGCGTTTGGTGCTGTTTGAGGATCTCTATGATATATGTTCATATAATAGTCACCAGATTGCGATAACTGTGCTGATGATGTAAACCATCCTATACCAGTAGAATATGAGCTTGTCCAAGGATTCATGTCTTCTGACCATATTGGTTGAGAAATTGTTTGAACATCCCCTAGGACTATGTCATCTGTCGTAAAAGCTTTATATATATCTGCCATTTGTTTGTAGTTTGCTGTGTTGTTTTATTATTAATTATAATGTTAGCTTGCGTTACTGGTTATCACCAGTGTTAATGCTTTGTACGTTAAATGCTGTTGGATCTACGGTTATAGATATTGTTTTAAATCCACCAGTTTCATTTCCTATTATTGTTAATAATGCACGTACTGTTTTTGTTGTATCTGCTTGTGCTTTAGGTGTAATAACAAACTTAGTACCAATTTTAACAACTGTGTTTCCTGCTGTGGTTTGGTTTGTTACTGAGTCGGATAAAAAGTTTCCTGCTGCATTTGTTCCAGAGAAGTCTACAATACCATCAAGAGAAACATCCAACATAGCAACTGTATCGTCTGATAATATAGCTGTGTATCCAAGGCTACCGTTGGCACCTTGCATGTTTAATGTTGCTGGTGTGATTGTTGAACTTTGCAATAAAGATGTAAATGATATAGCAGTAGGTGATACGCTAATTACTGGAATGCCTATAACGTCCTTTGGTAAAGTTACTAGTTTGTAACGAAGCATTTGTGTTTCGTCTGGTAACGCTTCTAGTATGGGCATATTTTCAATTACAGCACCATAATAGTTTGTTCCTAAGGTGTGTGCTGGATTGTATAAATCGTAATCAATTTCATCGTCGCTTAAAGCAAATTTTGTAATGTTTAATTGACCACCAGCTGCCAATACTTGGCGACCTTTGTTTGTTAATATTGCGTCTACAGTAACGCTTGAATTATCTAAGTATCCCATTGCTTATTTATTTGTTTGTTGTTTATATATAAATATGTTGTGTTTTGTTATTATGTGTAAATATTATTAAATCAACCTATGTATCTTGTGGTGGTCCTGCAGTATTTGAAATACTATCCCCTGATACTTTAAAGTTTCCTTTAACTCCAGGTTTAACTCTTAATTGTTGACCTCCACCAACAGTTACCGATACAACAGGTCCTCCATCAATAGTTCTACGATTATCTGTCGTATGTAATGATGCTGTGGGTGGTAGGTTGCCTATGTATGTACTCGATATGATATTACTATTTATGTTCCAATCAGGTGACGTTAATTTGCATCCATTATAGCGAGCATTTAACATTCCTTTACTGTTTTGCAAATGAAAGTCTTGTGTTTGTGATCTATAATTTAAAGGTTGTATTTTTAATGATTTTATATATGTTTGGTATGCGGTTTGACCAGCAGTGTAAACTCTTAGTCCTAACCAAGGACCAGTTGCTAGTGTTGTAAACGTATATGTTGTGTCGGTATTTGTTGGTACCATTGATCCAGTTAATATACAATCTAAATCACCAAAATGCAACTCTATTTTACCACTTGTTCCAGAGGCACGATTATCGCCAACAATTACTGTTATTGTATATAAATAATCATGTGTTTTTGGTTCGTCTTCTTTATAGTAAAATGCTGGTAGTTTTACTGATCCTGTGTATGCTATTGAAGTTGTTGTGTTTTCAAAAAATAAACCCAAGCTTCCAGTAATTCCCCAAAAGGCACTACCTGTAAATGGTGTGGATTGTAATGCGTTGCTTGCTTTCAAGGTTTCTACTCTTAAACCATATTTACTTGTCCAATTATTTTTATATAATGCTACAGATGATGTGTATATTGTTTTTGCACTTGCTGATACAGATCCGTAAGTGTTTGTGTCCGTTAGCGATCTTGAATAAAAAATATTGGTATTGTAATATATATTTGCCACATTTGCTATGCTACTAATTCCATTATCTATTATTGTTGGGTTAATTGGATCATGATAATCATACCTACTCGCTGTAACTAGATACAGTTGTGATAGTAATATGTCGTCTGTTGAGTAAACATAGGTTGTATCGTAGGTAGAGGCACCATAATAACTCACAAAGGCACTTTGACTAGTCATATAAGTCATAAAGACATATTTAGAACCCTCTACTCTTGTATCTCTACCATAACCAGAAATTCCAAAATCAACTGTTCCTGCTGTATTGTCTAGTCCGGATGGATTGTTGGCTATTCCTGTGTTGTTAAACTCATTAGCCACTCCTATTAGTGTTGTGTGTTTTTCGCCTATAGTTCCTTCAGCAACAAGAAAATCTTCACCAGATATTTGTGCATATTTTTCAGCAATTGTTCCAGCTGGAACGTATCCTGTACCGTCTCTACTAGGTTCACCATCACCATCTTGTACAAAGCCACCTACGGTATATAAGTCGGGAAGTGCTATAGATCCAGAGTAGTGTAGTTCTTCAAAAGTTGGTAGTCTTGTAGGTAGTTTACTTCTTTGTAATATAGTTGGTTCTATAACTAAACCTACTTGCGTGTTGGCTCGGTATGGTACAAATTTTTTAACAAGTTTAAATAACGCTGCATCAAAGTTTTTTAACAGTCTAATATAGTTTTGAGTGCCAGCTTTTTTATCATACTTTTTAAAATATTCTCTTTGTAATTTTTCTAAATCAGGATAAGTTTCGTCATTTAGGTCTGCTGGATTTCCAATGAAGTCATCAATACTAAGACCACCAAACTGCTCTGCAATATCTTGATTAATCTCATTTAGTGGTGATAAATATACACCTAAACGAGGACTATCAATTGGACTATTATCTGATAATGCTACTTCGGTTTTAGTATTTCTATAAAGTTGGTTACCGCCACTAAGTGTTGTTGTATCAATCTTAATTTTGTTACTTACACTTCTATTACCACCTAAATCTGGCCATTCAAGCGAATGTATTTCTACAACAGGATTAAAATAAGATCCTGAAAAGTTGTAAAATGAGCCACTTAATCCGGTTTTTGTTTGGTCTGGATGTTGTGAGTTTATACTACTTGTAGTTGCTAAATTCACTTTTTTATTATCAGCTCCTAAACACAATCTAAATCCTAAATCATAAAAGCTTGAAGTACTACCTGTGTGAGTGTCTGCTAAGTTTCCTTGAAAACTTGTAGGTGCTAATGCGTGATTATCTAATATAGCATCTTGTAATGGTGTTGTCCAATATTTTAATTCTTGAACACTTCCTGATAAAATATTCATTGATTGTGATGTGGCTGCTAGAAACGAGCCAGATCCTGGAATCCATAAACTTCCTGTGCTTGTGTAGGATGTGTTGTAAGAGCTACTAATAGATCCGTCAATGTATAGTGAAGCTGTTACTGTGGATGTTACTTTTAAATAATTTACTCTTTTTACAATTAGAGTGTAGGTTTGGTTGGTACTGCTGCTATCATTTGCTACTGATCTTTCTAGTGCAATGTGATGAAATACATTTTCATATATTGAAGAGCTAACACTTGCTGTTGCGTATCCTTGAGAACCACTTAGAAAGAATCCTATGTAGTTATTACTTGCGCTTTGAAAAGCTTTGACTTGCCATTTGTTTGGTACCTCAAATATTGTTTGTGTTTTAGTTTGGTCTTTAGCCATTTTAACTCTTAACTCAACGGTTGATGGCATTGTGTTAGTTACTGTCAGCGGTACCCAAGGTGCTTCTATTAATTGAGCAACTTGTCCAGATGTTTTTCCATTGTATCCTACAGTAGTTGAGTAAAAGAATCTTTCATATACACTGTCTGTTTTTGATTCAAAATTTGCTTCTGCTCCACCGTATTCACGAATTCTTAAAATAGTTTGTGGAATTCCAAAACAATTTATTAATGCTCTAAGACCTCTTTCAGTACCCTTTGTTTTTAACAAATGTGGCAAGTTATTAATAACACGCTTCCAAATTTCTTTTGTTTTATCTTCTGTGCTTATTGCAAATGTTGATAAAGGTGCTCCTGTTGACTCTGTTCCTAACAAGTAACTCCACAACTCATCAATAGCCATTCCATTTTCAAAATCTATTCCTAAATTTCTAGATACATGATAAATTAAGTCCTTACTAAAACCTTCTAAAATTGACTCTTGTCTGTCTGTATTTTTATTTATTTGTTTTATGTAGGCAAACATTATATCAAAATAGTGACCAATCATTTGTACAAATAATAGATATTGATCGTTGTTTGGGTCGTTCTGTATGTGTGATGGTATTAGTTTATATAATGCATTATCGTTGTTTTGATCATACAAACTTGCTGATGTTATTATTCCACTAAACCAATCTGCTACTTGGGATGATGTGTATGAATAGTTTATATATGGTTTTGTGTTGTTTGTTTTTGGCCAAGTTGATGGATAAAAATCACCATAACTGCTAGACTCGTAGCTGCTAGATTCTTTTAATAGGTATTTTTCATACCCATCCATTGATCCTAGTAGTGCAGCTTGTTTGGTTTGAGCATCTATTACATTGGTTTTATAGTAAATACTGCTTGACGCACTACCACTTAATAGTCCAGATAATCCAGTTGTTAATGATTGTACTCTACTATCATAGCTTTCTAGCAGCTGCATTTTGTACTTAAAATTTTGCAGTCGCTGCTCAGCTGATCCAAAGTGATTGTGGTTTTTAAATTCTCTGTAATCTATGTTTAAAGTTATTCCCTCTAAAAAAGAACTACTTAATATTTTGTTTATAATATCTTGAGAAGTTTGTATGTTAGCTGTTAATATGCTATCTCGATTTTTATATTGAGTAGCTATTCCTGTTGCTTGTTTGGCAAGTATGTCCCAATTTGGTCCTGCTATTATTGTTTGGTTTCTTCGTATTTTGGGAGGTGTTATCGATATTGTATCGGTTATGTTGTCACTGACTTGCTGAGCTAACCATAAAAAGTCGCCAGTGTTAATTCCTAGTGGTACTGGTGAGTTTAGTTTAAATATAATGCTAAATGGTGAATTTTCTATTGTGATTGGATCTTGTGTGTAGTCAAACACTCCCATACTAGTGGTTGTGTCTTTAAACAAAAATAAATTTACTAACGTATTTGATTTTTTTAAATTAAAGAAATCTCTTCCAAAAAAGTTTATAAATTCAAAATTGTTGTAGGCAGCAGATAGTACAGGTACAACACGTACTTCTAAACCATCTGCACTTATTTCTTGTATCCTTATTTTTTGAGTATCACCAGAGCCTAGTAAGTTTCTATGAAAGCTATACTGTACTTTATATTTACCAGCAATGTATCCTAAATCAGTTACATCTTTTTCTACATCTAAAGTTACTTTATTATTTAAAATAGTGAAAGTTGTAATTCTATAATTAGTTTCTAATAATACATTATTATTATTATACAAATCTAACTTAACAACATCGTTTGGATACATTAATTTTGCATCCGCTTGTCCGCCTTGACCTGCGTATTCAGTTACTGGTCTAATGTATACTCCAAAAGGCGTTATTGCTTGTGGTAGCTGTAGTGTGTTTTGAGTAGGTGTGCTTTGAGTAGGTGTAGTGTCAATAATGGTACTGCTCATAGTGCTTAATGCTCCGACTTGCTCTGCTTGTCTATTTGTTTCTTCTGTAGCCACTTAGTTTAACATAAATATAGTAAAATAAAACTTCTAATCCTCTATATATGCTATATATTGGGTAAATAATTTGGTAACGTTACATTATAATTAAAATCTTGTATATCTATTGTGTTGAAAGCGTTTGGGTTTAAATATTTTTCTTTTTGTAAGCCTAATGCAGTTGATTTTGGTGGTGGCATATAATAACTTGCATGATTTTCGTCCTTTTCAAGATTGTTTGCTCCAATTATATATTTCATTGCCGTTATGCCACACCTTGGATTACCGTATTCAACTAGTGCGTTATTGTTGAGATAACCGTTTCCAGTTTTTCCATACTCGCCGCTGTATATTTCTGCACTTGACCAGTTTTTTAAGTCAGGATCTTTGTCATCAAAAGCATCTGATGTGTGTGTAAATATAACTTCAATTTTGACTGATCTTGCTTTTTTGGGTATTTTCGTTGTTAGTTCAACACCAAACATTGCAGCAGCTCCAAAATCATATACTGCTCTATAGCTGTTTTGTTTAAATGCATTTCCATTTGGGTTTACATTATAAGTTTCTGGTGGGTATGCTGCTCCATATGACGCAAAATCATATTTATTCATTAAAAATAATGCATTTTTATCTCTTATAAGATTATCAGCACCAACAAATCCAAACAAAGTAGATAAAGGTACGTCTGGTAATTGGACAGTTTCAGGTGTTATTCGATTTGATGCATCTAAACTATTAATACCTTTAGCAAAAGGACCTGCTCCTCTACCTACATCTAATATATTAAAAAACCCACTTAATCCACTGGTTGTTGTGTATTTTTGATCAAACACCTTAATTGTGTTGTCTCCGTTTGGACTTACATGTTCAAATAAAGGATATAATGTTATTGGAAAATATACTTTTTCTTTTATTGCCCACACATCTTGGACATCTGGTCCCTTTATTTTGTCTTTTTTAATTTCCCTATTATTACCATCTAAGTAAGTTAACTCAATTGCCGTTTCGTCGTTTATTACTGGTATTATTTGTATGTCAGAGTATGCTATTATGTTTTTCTTTCGTGCTGATTGTGCTACTTGTGAAGCTACTCTCTGTACGCCAAACATCCAATTAGCTTTCTTTACAAATTCTATTTGACCTAGAACTGATTTTTCTATATTATCATAAATTTCTTTTACAATTTTGTCAGTTTCTTTTAGGTTTGGATTAATCCTGTCTCTAATAAATTGTGCACCATCTGAATCATATCCTGTACCCTTTTTTGTGTCATCATAAAATCCTTCCCAATCACTATATTTAGCATCTCCAAATCCTTTATATTTTTCTTTTAAAACATCTCTTGATGGTGTATTGCTTACATCCGTAGCTATTAAATCATTTAATGTATTACTTTTATAATTAAAGATGGTTTCAATTCGATCTCTAAAGTCTTTTCGTAAAGCTTTATAAGTTTTCCAAAATGGCCAATTATCATCTGGTAATAGTTTTGCTGGGTGTTCTTCGTCTTCTGACCCGACCCAATCATATGTGTCGTTGTAGTTTACATCTTCGTTTTGTTTTTTTGGTACAGTAGTACCTGTAATTTTTAATACTATCTTGTTCCTAACAACTAATAGTGCCTGTAAGTTAGCAAGAGCTTGGTTGTTATTCTGAGTTGTGGTAGCTATTGTATTAATTACTGTGTTAGGTATTGTCTTTGTTACTTCACTATATGTTAACCACGTATTAGCAACGTCATCAAAGTAGTAGCTAGAAATAGAATATGGTTCTTTTGAGCCAGATGCTGTTGTTTTGTAGTTGGATTCAAATTTTTGCTTGTATTCTGTTGATGTTCCTATATAATAATTAAACTCATCTATACCACTTGGTGTTGTTAACCTTACTTTATAGTTTGTTATTCCAGCTCCTACATAAGCAAAAAACTGAGAAGTAGCGTGTGTGATACCATAAGCGTTGCCGTCTATTATGTCAGACATACTGGATAGGTCAATGGTTTGTGATAATTTTGCTTTTTCATTTCCTCCTCTATTTTTAAATTTTATCTTATCTCTAGTAAAATATGCTGGTGTTGTATCTTTAAATTCACTAAATAATGTTATAATTTTTCCACTATCGTTTTTGTTGTATTTATCTAACCAAGCAATTCCAGGAAAAAATCCTGCTATACTAGATGTTATGGATTCGTTATAATCTTCGTTTGGTACAATTTGAGGTATGTAGCCTTCTGAGATCTGTCTTTCAATTTCGGTTAGTTTTTGGTTTGCTGAGTCTTTTTTGTTAAAGTCTTGGTAGTTTGAGTTTTGATCTTGTTCTAGCCTCTTTTTATGTGTGTTAAAAAACATTCCAACGTGTGATGCGTTAGAGAAATAAAAAGGTGGTAATACTTGTGATGTTGTGTCTTGACCAAAATCATTTATTGCCATTCCACCTAATCTAAAACTACTAAAGTTTTGTGTTCTGTATAAGTCTTTTACGAATAGTTGTGTTTTTATAGTTCCATCAGTTTGCCATCCATCTAAACCACTTTCACCACTTCCATTAGCAATAAGATTTTTATACAATTTTGGATGATTAAGTGGATCAATTATATCCAACGTAAATGGTTCAGTTTGTATGCTACCAAAATCATTTGTAATTTCACAAACATACTCTCCAGACATTTGTGGTGTACAAGATTCACTTGTAATTAAAACTCTATTTGTTCCTAAGTTGTTGTTAAGATTGTTTATTATACTTAAAGGTGATTTGTTTAATTGCCAAGCGTATTTTAAACCAATTGATTTATTTATAATTACTTGTGGCTCATAGCTTGTTGCAAAAACTTCAAACAATATGCTAGTTCCTTTTATTGCTGTTATTATATCAGTAGTTGGTGTTATTCTTTGGTATACTGCTGGTGAAGTGGATGATGGTATGTTTTCTATCCATGTATTTTGAGAAACGTTATCAAAAGGTTGTTGTGTAATTTGTGGTGCATTTGAATTATCTGGTAGTAATCCAAACGGACTAGTATATTTTTTGTCTTCTTGATAGTTTACTTTTAGTTCTATTGTTCGCTTATTCATTATATAATATAAATAGTGTTTATTGAGCTTATTAGACTAGTACACTAGGCCTTTAGGAATTATTGCTTGTGGTGAGTTGTTTTTAATTAATGTTGTATTTGTGTTGTAGTTGGTTAAGTCTTTGTCGGCAGTCAATATTGGTATTAAGCTTAAATTTAATCCTGTTATCATTCCTCGTGGATTGTTTGCAAGGTTTAGAAATTGTTTTATGTTTTTATTTTCAACACGAAGTTCATTTACAATTTGTCCTGTGTATTCCCATTTCATTTGCTCAGCATAACCTTGGTATTCCATAAATTCAAATACCTCACTTGATGCATCTAATGCCTCTTTCCATCTTTCAGAAATTCGAGGATCTTGTGTTTCATAGTTTAATGTAATTCTTATTTTAGTAGTTTTGTCATTTAATTTGGCTAGTGTTACTTTATTAAACTCAGCATATTGACCATAAGTAAATCTTTCATATCTATTTGGATATAGCTCTTCAGCTGTAAACAGTATAGCATCTGTTTCGTTTTTTGGTGATGCTGGAACTCCAAAATCAATAAAGTGTTGTAGTGGGTTTTCTCCATTAGAGGTTAATGCACCCACTCCATTATAG